AAGAATTGAATGGTTTGATACCAGTGCAATTTTTAAGGACTTAAAAAGTTGGTTTGGCAAGGCTCCACCCGAGAAGTTTGATCTTGAAAAGCTGATTGGTCAAAGCTGTCAGATCGTAGTTTCACACGATGAGAACAATGGAAATGTTTATGCAAACATTCAAAATATTCTCAAGGCCGGAGCAAACAAAGTAAAAGTCGATAAAGACTTCGTCAGGAAATGCAATCGTCCTGGCGCTCCTAAACCAGCAGTAGTCGAGCTGGATGCCGACGGAACACCCGTGCCGTTCTAACCAAATTGGCCGAGGTGGTTCTATCCCGCCTAGGCCAGAAAGAATACCCCCATGGAAATCCTAACTTTGATAGTTCAAATCGTATTCCCAACCACAGCAGTCGTGCTGGCTCTAATGACCATGCGACTGATTAAGGATTGGCAGTAATGGCTGCGCTTATTGCAACGGCGCAGGCCGAAAACTCGCACTACTACACCCGCTTGGGTGAGCCGGTGCACGGCACACTGCGAGAAGCAAGAAAGGTGAATGCTTTGCCGAGCGTGACTAACGGCATGAGCATTCTAGCAAAGCCTGGGCTGATATTTTATTTGCAAGAAACCGCCATTCTTTCGGCAATTTCACTACCAAAAGAAGAAAATGAAATTGAGAGTGATTTTGTTAAAAGGGTAGTCCTAGATACACGCAAAGAAGTTGAGGCAGCGGCAGAGCGGGGAACATACACACACAGTCTTTGCGAAATTCTTGCAGACGGCGGAGACAGGCCAGCAGATCTCCGCAAAGGATTCGAGCCACATTGGGAAAGCCTGAAGAACTGGTTTTCCAAGGTTCACAAAATTCACTCATCCGAACAGGTACTAGTAAATGAAGAGGTTGGTTACGCAGGGCGAGTGGATCTGATTGCGGAGATTGTAGCTACAGACGGGCCACGCGTTGAAGTCATCGATTTTAAAACCCGCAAATTTAAGAAGGATAAAAAAGGAAACGCAAAGGCAGACAGCTATAGCACAGATCTTTACCAGTTGGCGGCCTACTGCTTCGCACACTTCGACGAACCGACATGGTGCCGGAACGTTTATATCGAGCCAACGACGGGAGAGATTAGCGAGAAAGAGTGGAGTCCAGAGGAAGTAGAGGCCGCCTTTGAAGTGTTTAAAGCCATCTGCGTGATCTGGCAGGCAGAGAAAAAATACAATCCAACGGGAGAGGCAAAATGATCGAGATCCTACCCGAACAATCCACCCACGAGCAGTTGCTGAACCGCGTGCGTTCGTTAGCCCGCGAACTGGCAGAGGCAAAGGCTGCGCTGGCGGCTGCTGAAGGACGCGAGAACGATCTGATTGATCGGATTAGGAGCGGGCTATGAGGACACTTCTTTCAATCCTCGCCCTGCTTGGCTTTACAACCACTAAGCTAAGTAACGCACTAATCGATCTGCGCCCCATCGCAAAGAAAATCGACGTTAAGAAAATTAAAGTTCGCATCACTGGCTACTGGCCGGGTGAGGACGAGTGGAGCAGTCGCTATCAATCAAGCACCGGCACCAGGTTGCGTGCTGGCCGTCACTGCGCCGTCGACCCAGACATCATTCCGCTGTGGAGCAAGATCCGCATTCTAAACGGCAAGCGTGAATGGGTGGCCGTAGATACCGGCACAGCCGTGAAAAGCAAGAAGGCCAGCCGGGGCAAGCTGCCAGTGGTGGACGTGTTTGCCGCAAGCGAAAAGCAGTTCAACGCAATGCGGTTGCCGAAAGTGGCGATGGTGGAGGTGATGAAGTGAGTACCAGAGCTGCCACGTTCGCATCTAAACGTAATCGGGCTGCTGGCCTTGGCGATACTCGACCGACGTTCCGCCGTCTCGGTGTAATCGCTGGAATGTTGCGCCGGGATCTGACGCTGCCTAGCTGTGCCAGGTTGGGGGTTAAGCTCGAATGTAGCTACAAGACAATCCAGCGGGATATCGATCTGCTGCGTGACTTTTTTGGCTATCCGCTGGAATACGATCGCAATAAGTACGTCTACAAATTGGCGGGGCCGCTGCCGAAGGCTGTGCTGTGAAATTTAGCAAACACATTTGGGCTGAGTTAAAGGTTGAATCAGAAAAGTTAAGGCGTTACCCAGGCCATGCTCTGAATTGCTACATCCACATTGATTCTGAGGCGTGTAACTGCGGAACAGAAGAAGTGCAAGAAGAGCTAGCAAAACGAAGAAACCAAAGCCGAGACGCGAGAAGATGATTCTTATGAAGGGCAAATCTATGACATTTAAGCAGCTCCTTATTATGTTCTCCGCCCGCGTCATCGGTACTTACACGCCGGAGCAGTACGCCGACTGTGTGCGAGAGGCCCGCGCCAATCGTCACCGTTGGGGAATGGGGCAGTGGTGAATTTAACAGAACCAACTTATTCAATTAAGCCAATTGAAACATATTATAATGGAATTAACTTTAGAAGCAGGCTTGAGGCAAGGTGGTCTTATTTCTTCGATTGTTTGGATATTAAGCATTTTTATGAACACGAAGGTTATGAAATAAATACGGGCACTAAAATTGTTAAATACTTGCCAGATTTTTATATTCCCAAGCAAGCCGGAAGCATTCCGGTTAACAGGGAAATGTTTTTTGAGATTAAGCCAACAAGAGAGCTTACAACAAATGAACACGAAAAGTTAGAAGCTTTTTCAAATGCTTTGTCTGGAAAAAATGCTGCTTTTGGAATCTTAAGAGAGATGCCACGTGGCGGTTTTATAGGTAATAATTTAATGACATTCGAACATTTTTTGGATTATAGCCCTAATGGTTGTAACGATTCATTTTACGAATTGTGCCTGTGTCCTTATTGCTGGGCCTTAGGATGGGAGTTTGAGGGAAAGTGGGATCGCATTGAATGTTCTTGCGGAGAAGCAAGAAGAAATCTGACTCCATCTAGTGAATCACTTAATTGGGTTAAACGAATGATGAACACTGCATGCCAAGCTGCAGTTTCACAAAGGTTTGGTACTTAAATGAGCGTAAAGCGTTTAACCTGGCATCTCGCCGTGCTCGAACGTGCGAAGAAGAATTTGCTGAAGAAGCAGTACGATGCAGTACGCACTCGGCTGGATCTGGCCGTTCTTATGGCCACAGAAATGTTGAAGCAGGCCGAGGGCTATAAGGCCAAGGCGATGGAGGCCAAAAAATGAAACTGCTTTCAATCCTGTTTTATTACTTAGGAGACATGGTCAGCCACACGATTGCCCGGTGGAGCTGGGGCGGGTGGCTATATCAGCGGCTGATGTTGTTGTCCGTGGACTTTGATAAAAACTTTGAAATTTGGAAGGAAGTGAAGCCACGCAAAAAGAGGAGCAAACGCAAATGAAGGATCTAGGCAAAATTACTTTTGGCAAAGCACGACCTGCGCCGAAGCAGGTTTTAGTCGATGTAACCTATGACGCTAGGACGGCCAAGGCGTTGCACACATTTGGGCTGAAGCAGTTAAAGAAAGATCAAGAGGCAGTGATTGAGTACGTGATCGTCAAGGCGCTGGGGGCGTTTGCTAAAAAATGATCGCACCCCTACCCCCCGCAATCGAAGCCATCCACCGCAACGGGGCCGCTGAAGGCGAACGCAACACGCAGCTATTTAAGCTGGCATGCCAGTGGCGCGACCAGGGGCTGACGGAGTTCGACGCAACAACCAACGCAGAGGAGTGGGCGTTTAAGGTAGGGCTATCGCAGAACGAGGCCGTCAGTGCGGTTAGATCCGCATTCAGCAAGCCACCCAGGGAGGCGTGGAAGCCAAAGGCCAAGTATACTTATCAGAACGGGGCGATCGTGCGGGAGGATCTGCCGGTGCCGCCTATGCCGATTAGCGTAGAGAGTGGGCCAGTCGATAAGTTTCTCACTACCTGTTTCGACGTGGGCGATTATATAAATATCTGCCGATCGATTAAGCATAAGGACGGCCGTGAGCGGCCAGACGGTGCAGGCGAGACGCGAAGCCGGGAGGAATGGCTAGAGCTGTTTAAGGGCGACGGATTAAAGGAATGGCAAGGCGATGCAGTGGGCGTGTATGTGTCGATTAACGCTAACAATGGAAAGAATCGGAAAGCGGAGTCGATCGTAAAGTACCGCCACTGCTTGATTGAGTTTGATGAAAGCACGATGCAGGAGCAATGGGCGATTATTAAACGCAGCGGGTTGCCTACGTCGTCCATCATAAAGAGCGGATCACGTAGTCTGCACGCATGGGTGGAGATTCGGGCAGCCAACGCCAAGGAGTTCGCTGAACGTGTAGACTTTATCTATAAACATTTAGAACACTCTAAACCAGATCCAGCGAACAAGGACGCTGGGCGGTTGTCGCGGTTGCCAGGTGCGATGCGTACTGCCACAGGATTACAGCAAGAGTTAGTCGAGTGTGGCGCACCTACGCTGACCTACATGGAGTGGCAGGAGCGCACGATCTACGGTGATATTCCAGAGCCGTATAGCTGGGAGCAGTTAGTTAATTTCAAGGAGGATGCAGACATCACGCAACTGCTTGGCAAGCGGTGGATTTGCCGTGGTGGCTCGGCGTTGTGGGTGGGTAGCAGTGGCCTTGGCAAGAGCGTGCTGTGCTTACAGGCCGCAATCACCTGGGCGGCCGGGCGTGATCTGTTTGGCATATCGCCACACGGCAAGCCGTTGAAGTCGCTGATCGTGCAGGCCGAGAACGATGAAGGCGACGTGGCAGAGGCGTTGCAGGGCATTCTAAAGGCGTTGGATTTGACCGCAGAGGAGCTGGATCGGGTGAAGCAGAACATTGTGATCGTGCGTGACTGCACGTCCACGGGTGAGCGGTTCGTCGATAGGATGCGTCGCTTGGCTGAAAAGCATAAACCCGACCTAGCCTGGGTAGATCCGTTGCTGGCGTTTATCGGTGGCGACTTATCTAGCCAAGAGACTGCCGGTGGCTTTTTGCGTAATTTGCTTAACCCGCTCGCTCTATCTGGCGGATTTAGTTGGATGCTTATGCACCATACGCCAAAGCCAACACGGGACGGCAGCGGTTACCAAGGGCATGACAAGGCGTATAGCGGATTTGGATCGAGCGAGCTGACGAACTGGGCAAGAGCCGTTTTAATGCTGTCGCCTTGCGGTCAGGATGAGCAAGGAACGTACACATATAAGCTTGAAGTGACCAAGCGCGGAAAGCGGTCTGGCTTGCGTCCTAGCGTCACTGCGAGCGATTTTATAGCCAGCAAGACGCAGCCGTTAGTTCACTTAAAGCATGCCGACAAGGGGATGGCGTGGATTGAAGTAGGGGCGCCTGAAAAGAAAAGGCCAGGGCCAAAGCCTGATGCAGTTAACTGGTCTAAGTGCAATGTTATGCCCTGCAGTTGGGCTGAGTTGGTAAGATGGGTGCAGGGTCATACTGATAAGGCTGAGAATACTGCAGGCCGATATATCGCTAATGCTAAGGAAGCCGGAGTGCTCTGTGAGGTTGACGGAAAATACAAATTAAAGGAGGCCCAAATTGAGCATCCTTTTTAACCCCCAAATTAACTTGGTGGTCACCCAAATTAACTTGATACCACTACCATCAAGATCCCCCTTCTTAAGGGGATCTTGGGGGTGGTGGTTGGGGGCGATTAGACAACTTGGTGGTGAATTATGATAGATCAGGAAGCAATCGAGCGAATCCCAGCGGTTATTCCGCATCCAGCAAGCATGATGGACAGCTTGCAAGACTTGGTCTTTGAGTCATGCGATGATTTAAGAATTACGGTCACTACCTCAACGGTTGCGACTATCACCAAA